AACATTCTCTGATGTGAATACCGTAATTTGGGGTAATAAAACATTACAAGTTAGGGAGTCTGCATTAAATAGACTTAACGTTAGAAGGTTACTATTGCAAGCACGTAAATTAATCTCTGCGGTTGCCGTGAGATTACTTTTTGAACAAAATGACCAGATAGTCCGCCAACAGTTTTTGGACACCGTAAATCCAATCCTAGACGCTATTAGAAGGGATCGTGGCTTAACTGATTTCCGTGTTACAGTTTCATCTGACCCAGAAGATATTGATAGAAATACAATGAGCGGTAAAATTTACATAAAGCCTACTAGGTCATTAGAATTCATATCGCTTGAATTTGTGATAACACCTACGGGTGCTTCGTTTGAAGACATATAATGATGGACATATCCAACATTGAGCCTTATTCTAGGGTGTAATGATGGAATTTTACAACAAACCCCCACTTCAGCTTTGAGGTGGGGGTTTTCTTTTAGAACTCTTCTATTGGGAAATTCTTTGTTTTTATTTCCCAGTATTCAGCCATAAACTCTGCTCTGAACTTATACTTGGGGTCAGTATGATAACCTGATTCGTAAATGCATTTACATATGCTTTCATATAAATCTTTCTTCGGTAACTTATAATTTGCCTTTTTACAATCATAATACCTACCAGAATTTAATATTCTAGCCCAAGCCTCTATACCTAATTCCGTTGAATTAGCGCTATAAAACTTAGCTTTAATCATTTTATTTTTGCCTTTGATTACTTCCCTTGTGTTATAAGTAACCGCACCAAAACCTTTTATTGCTTTACCCCCACCTGCATTAGCATGAATACGCCATAGATTTGTTTCAATACCTTTGTTTGTTGCTTCAATTATAAAGAATGAGTATATCATTGATATTGGAAAGTCAGTTAAGTGATGAACATTCATAAGCATGTCATCGTAGTTAAACGCCATCCATATTCTTCTCATTTTAAATAGATTAGCATTTTTCAAATTTCTAAATCCATACTTTTCAAGGTATGCTTTTAATTGAACTCTATTTAAATTACGTATATCATAACCATAAGACCTACCAGCATAAGCATATTTATCTATTTTAGATTTACTATCAACTAAAACTTTTTCTTCTTTTTTTGGTTGTATTTTAGATTCAAGATATAATGTATCAACTTTAATAATTGGAATCATTTCTATTAACGCTGGGGATTGTTTCTTTGGGGAGAATAGGAAACCTATAAATATTAACCCCCAGAATCCCATAACCATAGACAGACCAAACCCTTTTTTTTCTGGTTTTTGTATATTTCTTTTCATTAAAAATTTTAATATAAAAATAAAAATTTATAACACATAAGTAAAGATATAGCAGTAAATCTATTTTATATTAAACTTATATTTAATAATTCAATAAAAATGAATATTTATTATAAAAAAAATAATTATGATAGTTGAAAGTTTTGATATTAATAATACTCCTGATATGAAATATTATGCATTTGATTGGGATGATAATATTGTTTTTATGCCTACTGAAATAATTTTATTAGATAATAATGATGAAGAAGTTGGGATGTCAACCCACGATTTTGCTAAATATAGGGGGGATATTGGTAAGAAAGATTTTAAATATAGAGGAACAACAATAGTTAATTATGCCAATTTACCATTTAGACAATTTAAAGTTGAAGGCGATGAACAGTTTTTGAAAGACATTATGATAGCAAAAACAGGACCAGCGTTTTCAGATTTCAAAGAAGCAATTAATAATGGTTCAATATTTTCAATTATAACAGCAAGGGGACACAACCCAGAAACATTAAAAAAAGCAGTTAAAATTTATATTGATAATGATTTTAATGGGATAAGTAACAAAAGACTTATACATAACCTTAAAAAGTATAGAGATTTAACTGCCTTTGAAAGTGAGGGTGATATTATTGATGATTATTTAGATTTATGTAAATTTTATCCTGTATCATTTGGGTCAGGCAGCGCTGCTAATCCTGAAGATGAAAAGGTAAAAGCATTAAATGAATTTTATGATTATTGTAAATCAATGGCTAAAAAAATCAAAAAAGCATTTTCTTTTAAAAATGATATTAAAGGAGAGGCTTTAAAGAATTTAAAATTTTCAATTGGTTTTTCAGATGATGATCCAAAGAATATAGAAACTATTAAAAATAAAGTTAACAAACCAGAATTAACAATATATTCAACAAATAAAGGTAATAAAGAGAAAGTATAATATTATATTATATATAATTATTATATTAATAATATATTATAATACTAAATTTTAAAAAAGAGAAAGTAAATACATTTTTTTTAAATAATATAAAAAAACAATAAATAAACATTTTTTCCAATTAGCAGATATTTATTAAATATAATAATAAATAGTTTAAAAAAAAATTAAAAAAATATATTATGGCGGATTTACTTATGAAAATGCCTTTACCATATGAACCAAAAAGGCAAAATAGGTTCATTTTAAGGTTTCCTTCTAGTATGGGAATAAATGAGTGGTTTGTAGAATCAACTTCGAGACCTAGTATTAAAATGGATCCAGTTGAAATACAATTCTTAAATACATCAACATTTGTTTCTGGTAGATTTACATGGAACACTATTAATGTAAAGTTTAGAGACCCTATTGGCCCATCTGCAACACAAGCATTAATGGAGTGGGTTAGACTTCATTCTGAATCTGTTACTGGTAGGTCTGGTTATGCTGCTGGATATAAGAAAGATGTTGACTTGGAACTTTTAGACCCAACGGGTGTTGTTATTGAAAGATGGATATTACAAGGTTGTCTATTGACAAATGTTAATTTTGGTGCTTTGGGTTATTCTAATAATACTTTAGTAGATATTGATGCAACAATGCAACCAGATAGATGTATTCTTGTTTATTAATTTAATATTCTATTCAATTTAAAATCCATATATTAATTTAATATATGGATTTTTCTATTTATTTTAATATTTTTAATTATATTTTTATTATAAAAAAATGGAAGATAAGACATATGAATATGCTCAAGCCAATTTTGACTTACCCCACGATGTAGTAGAGTTACCATCAAAAGGTATTTTTTATAAAAATAAAAAAAAGTCAGTAAAAGTTGGTTATTTAACAGCATCTGATGAAAACCTTTTGCTGGGTGCATCAAAGAATTTTACACTACAATTGTTAAAGAATAAAATATACGAACCAGATTTAAGACCTGAAGAAATGATAGAAGGTGATATTGAAGCAATATTAATCTTTTTAAGAAATACTTCATTTGGTTCTGATATGGAAATTATGGCAGTTGACCCCAAAACAAATAATAGATTTAAAGTTAATGTTAGTTTGGAAGAGTTAACCATAATTACTGGTTTGCCTCCAAATTCTGAGGGTTTATATGAAATAGCTTTACCTAAGTCTGGGGATGTAATAAAATTAAAGCCTTTAACTTACGGAGAAATTTTACAAATAAATGATATTATTGAAAACTACCCCCAAGGTAGAACTGCGCCAAGAGTAACATTAAGATTATCCAAAGAGATTATTAGTATTAATGGTAGTGAGGATAAGGCATATATTGCAAAATATGTTGAAGGAATGCCAATTGCTGATTCAAAATTTATTAAGAAATTTTTGAGTAATAACGAGCCTAAACTTGATTTAAAAAGAGATATAATGACCCCATCAGGAGATATGACCACAGTGTATGCTGGGTTTGGGGTGGAGTTTTTTCGCCCTTTCTTCGGAATATAGATTAGGTCAACTAACTGAATATTATTATTTAACTAAGTTGTTACATGTATCCTATTCTGACTTCTTAGCAATGCCTATCTTTATAAGAAAATTTTTAATAAATAAATGGATTGAAGATAATAAGGAATGATTAAAAAATCATTCCTTATTCTATTTATATATAAAATGTAATAATGGCAGAGAATAAAGATAAAGATAATGAAAAAGGTAAAGGTATTTTAAGTGGGATTGGGAACACATTAAATGAAATAACTAAATTTTTTGATGTTGATTTAAAGACTATAACAAAAGATTTTTTTGATTTTAAAAAGGCTTTTAATGAATTAGAGAAAGGAGCGTCAGCAGTAAATTATCAGTTATTGCTTTCAAGAACAAGAATAAGTGAGTTTAAAACAACAATTGCTGATACAGCACCTTTGGTTGCCAAATTAGGGGGAAATCTACAAGATGTTGTAAATACTATCAATGAAACAAGTACTGCTTTAGGTAGAAATGTTATATTTGAACCAGAAGTTTATGAAAAATTATTTGCAGCACAACAATTATTAGGTAAGGGTACTGAAACTCTTATTCGTAATTTTTCCGAGGCTGGTATTATGACTTCTAAAATTGGTGAAAATTTAGAAAAATCATTACAATATGTTAGAACCGTTGGTGTTGATGCTAGAACTGTCATAGGTGATGTTGTTGATAATACAGATTTATTGAATAGATTTTCATTTAAAGATGGTGTCGAGGGTTTTACAAAAATGGCAGCACAAGCAAGTATTATTAAAGCTAGTATGAGGGACATAGCTTCGTTTGCAGACAAAGTTTTTGAGCCAGAGGGTGCAATAGAGACCGCAGCAGCATTCCAACGTCTGGGGGTATTTGTGGGCGATTTAGCGGATCCTTTTACTTTAATGAATAAGTCATTAAACGACCCAGAAGGGTTAATAATGAATTTAGCTTCGGCAGGTGAAAAATTCACACAATTTAATGAAGAGGCTGGCAGATTTGAAATAAATCCAAGTGCTATGGGTCAAATGAAGGCTTTGGCTGAAGCGGCTGGTTTAGGTGTTGGTGAATTTAAAAAAATGTCATTAAATTTGGCTGAATTTAATGCTAGGGCTAGTGAAATTGATATTAAGTTTAATTT